AAGCAGACCCTTGCAGAACTTGCTTTTGACGAAGCACAGGAGACTACCGATCAGACCCAGTTAGGAACGGCAGCCGAGGAGAACGGATTTGGCGGTGCTGATGCGGGTGGCTATTATGAGAACCGCTGACCTTCCGTTTGAGGAATTAAATAAGATAATTTATCAGTATGACTATTCGGACAAACTGATAGACCAGTTGAAGAAGCGAATCATAGAAACCTTTGCCAATTGCAAGCTGCGTATAAGAAGCACTTTCTACAATCCGAAAAAGACCATTGATTACGGAAAGCGGATGTACGATGGGCTTTGGCGGGATTGCAACAAGACATTGCTCCGAATTGCCAAGCATTACTGGAGCGAGTGCGATGACGAATGGCTCTACCTGTTTCTGACGGACTATGACCCTGTTTGGAAAGTGATCTATCAAAATGAACAGGACAGAAAAAGGGCGAGGTTCGTTGAAGGTGTTCTTTCGTCAGAATCCGTAGCGGATAAAAGTAACTTTATAGACCGTTCCATGCGTGACTGGGCAAGGATGATAAGCAATATGGGCATTGAGGTTGTTGACAGGGCGATGATAGACAACTTCAAGGAACAGGGAGTTAAAAAGGTAATGTGGATCACTACCCCGGACGAACGAGCCTGTTTGGAGTGCCTTGCAATGGACAGGAAAATCTATCCCATAGACAAAGTTCCGGCAAAACCGCACCCCAACTGCCGATGCAGATTGTTGCCTGTTAAGTAGGCTTACAATATGAGTCAGGGAAGACTTTAAAACGCAAACAGAGTAAACTGTAAATCAGAGATAGTCAGGGAAGACTTAAATCGCAAAGGAGAGTTAAAATGAACATTGATATTTCTTCCATCCCCGGTTATGCCGAAATGACGGCAGAAGAGAAGGTGAAAGCCCTTGAGGAATATTCCTTTGAACTGCCCAAAGTGGATAGCGCAGAAACTGACAAACTGAAACAGGCTGTCAGCAAAGCGAACGCTGAAGCGGCAGAGTGGAAGCGCAAGCACAATGCATTGCTATCCGATGACGAAAAGAAACGGCAAGAGTCACAGGAAGCCTTTGAGAAGATGGAACAGGAACTTACCGCACTCCGCAAGGAGAAAGTAATTGCAGAGCATAAAGCAAAGTTTCTGTCTCTTGGGTACGAAGAATCCCTTGCCGTGGAAACCGCATCAGCATTGGCTGACGGGGATCTGAACAAGGTTTTTGCCAACATGGCGGCGTTTCAGGAAACGCACGATAAGGCCGTGCTGGCGCAGAACCTTAAGTCTACGCCTGTTCCCCCCGCCGGAACATCTACTGTTGACACCAAGTCGGCATATGACAAAAAGATTGCCGAAGCACAGCAGAGAGGTGATATGGCTGCGGTTGCAGCCTATATGCGCCTTAAGGCAGAGGAGCAGAAATAAAATCTACTCTATTTGAGGTGAAAGAAAATGTCAACGAATGAATCCTATGTAATGACTTCGCATAATCTGCTGAACTACAGCGGAATGCTCTTCAACACGGGGAACACCAGGACCCCGTTTTCCACCCTGATCGGCGGTAAATCCCGCAACACCAATTCGTGGAAGTTTACTACTTCCCTGACCTACGCTACTGGCGGTGGTCTTTCACAGCCCTCCATCACGGAAACTGCTTCTCTTACTGCTCCGAACCCGGAGTTTGTGACGAGATCGCAGAATGTCAACGTGTGTCAGATTTATCAGAGAGCGTTGGCTATCTCCTATGCCAAGGCATCCAGTATGGGTCAGCTTTCCGGGCTGAACCTCGCAAATGTTTCCGCTAATCCGGCTACCGAACTGGACTTCCAGGTTGCCAACACGATGGCGGCTATGGCGAACGATGTGGAGTACACCTTCATCAACGGTGCGTATAAGGATGGCACTTACGATGATGTAGCCTACAAGACCAAGGGCATCATCGCAGCCATTACCACGAACGCCACCGCTGCTTCTTCTGCTCCTCTTGGTTTTTGGCTTGTTGCCGAAGCCATTGAGGGCATCTCTTCCCACAACGCTCCTACTGACAGCCTGGTGCTGATGACCAACCCGGTTCACATCATGCAGATCAATGCGGATGCTTCTTCCAACGGCATGACCATCGTTCCGGCTTCCCGTAACATTAACGGTCTTGCAATTGACACGCTGATTACTCCTTTCGGATCTATCGGTCTGCTTGCAAACCCGTATGTTGCCGCCGGAAATGCCGTCATCGTGAACCCGACCGTCTGCGCTCCTGTGTACCTGGATGTTCCCGGCAAGGGCAACTTCTTCCTTGAGCCTCTCGCCAAGACGGGTGCTGCCGACAAGTATCAGATCTACGGTCAGGTTGGTCTTGACTTTGGTGCGGAGAACTACCACGCCAAGATCACTGGCCTTGCTACCACGTTCACCGCTCCGACTTATCATCAGTCTGTGTATGTGGCTGGCGGTACTGTTCAGACCACTTCCGGCACTTAATCGCAAAAGGGGTGAGCGGATATGACGATGAATGAAAAACTTACCTACACCGCTACCCTTCTTGACAGAACTGTTTCTTCCGAGATCCTTACTGCCTACCTTGAAGCCGCTGCTGAAGGGATTCTGCGTAAGCGGTATCCCTTCGGCTCAAGCGGGAAAGAAGTGCCGGATCAATACTCGCATCTGCAATGTGAGATAGCCGCCTACCTCATCAACAAGCGTGGTGCAGAAGGGCAGTTGTCCCACAACGAGAATGGTGTCAGCCGTTCCTACGAAGCATCCTACATTCCGTCATCCATGCTCAAATGGGTACTTCCGTATTGCGAGGTGCTATGAGTCGTGAGAGGAATGGTGCGAAATCAGCAATCCTTTTGGTACGCCTTGTATCAGGGAGCGACAGATGTAGTAGACGGCAATGGCTATCTGACAGGAGAAAAGGCTATCAGCTATACCGAACCCGTCAAGGCAGATGCAAGTATTTCAAGAGCGACAGGGATAACCTTTACCGAGGAGTTTGGCACGGAAGCAGACTATGACAAGGTGATCGTAACCTTTGATATGGACTGCTCCATTGACGAACACAGCGTACTGTATGTGGATGTCACTCCCGGTGAAGGAGTAGAGCCGGATTACATCGTGCAAAGGGTGTCCAAGTCTTTGAACAGCATTTCCATAGCCATCAAGAAGGTGAGGTAAATGGCACTCTCGCCCATAGGAGTATCCATCAAGGTTGAAGGTGTGGATCTCGCAGTTCAGCACATCTCCAAGAAGATGAACCGCCTACAGGATAAGATGCACACGTTTGCGAATAAACTCGCAGAAATAGGTGTCAGTTTTATGAATGTAGGATTCCGCACAGCGGTCTATGACGGCACTCCTGATGTTCAGATAGGCAGCCCTTCATGGGTGAGCGATATGGTCTTGGAGATCCCCGTGACAGGCTCTACAGTAGCGTTCATTGAGTTTGGTACTGGTGTCCATTACGGAGAGAGTCATCCGAAAGCAGCCGAACTGGGTGCTGTTAGGGGAGAGTACGGACACAAGAGAGGACGGAACGATACCTGGAAATACTACGGCGATCCCGGCAGTATGGGATGGTATCAGACCACAAACGAACGAGCCAAGGGACTTGTGACCACGCACGGCAATCCACCGAACAGCGTGATGTACAACGCATCCAAACAGATGAGGATGCAAATACTTGAAATTGCGAGGAGTGTGTTTGCTGATGATTGATGTAGAATCTCAAATCTATACCAAGGTGGCAACCGCACTCCTTGCTTACAATGCGGACATACAGGTGGTAAGCAGAACGATCTACGAACCTTCCTCTTACCCCTGTGTCTGCATAGAGCAGACGGACGGATACTCCGTCTTGCAGACAAGAGACACGGCTTCCAACGAAAACCACATTACTGTGACATACACCGTCAACGTGTACAGTCGCAAAGAAAACATTTCCAAGAGCGAAGCGAAAGCAATTATGGCTATCGTGGATGATACCCTGATAGGGCTTGGCTTTACTTTGTTAGGATGCGTTCCCGTGGTAACGGACGAAGCACAGAAATACCGACTGACTGCACGATATTCCGCAGTTGTCGGTACAGATGAAACTATATATAGGAGTTGAGAAACATGGCTATTTCCACTTATCAGGCTTTTCTGATGAAGGGTAGCGGGTCAGGTACTGTAACCTACACCAAACTGGTGGACATCAAGAGCTTCGGCGACCTTGGAGGCACTCCCGAACAGCTTGAAACCACCACGCTGACCAACGGTGCGAGAACCTACATCCGTGGCATCCAGGATCAGGAAGCGATTGAGTTTACCTGTAACTACACGGCTGCCGACTACACCACCCTCTCCGCTATCACGGAAGCAACCCCGTTTGCGGTGTGGTTTGGTGCTGGATCTAACGGCACTCCTGACGGACACAACGGCAAGTTCTCCTTTACGGGCGAACTGTCCGTATATGTCAATGGCGGCGGCGTGAACGAAGTGGTGGATATGACGGTGACAATCCTGCCGACCACCGACATTACCTTCGCAGCGACCTAATTAAGAAAGGACGGGCATTGAAATGGCAAAGACCATTACGCTGACCTATGAGGGAAGAGAGTATACTCTTGAGTTTACTCGCACTACGATAGCCGAAATGGAAAGGAGAGGTTTCCGTGCTACGGATATAGAAGCGAAACCCATGAGTACGCTTCCATCTCTCTTTGCCGGGGCATTTTTGGCACATCACCGCAATGTAAAAGCTAATGTGATTGATGCCATATTCAACAAGATCCCGAACAAACAGGACTTCATCTTCGCTCTTGGCGAGATGTACAACGAACCGCTGGAGAGCCTGACGGATGAACCTGAAGAAGCCGAGGGAAACGCAGAGTGGAGTCAGAACTGGTAACGGGTTCTGATTCCAATAATGGGGGCGAAGATAACTCGCCCCCTATTCGTTACACAGACTACTTTGAGAAAGCCTGTCCGTACTATCTCTCCATAGGAATGACCTGGGAGCAGTACTGGGATGGGGATAACACGATGGTGAAGTACTTCCGGCAAGCAGACAATCTGCGGTCTGAAACAAAAAACGCAGAGTTGTGGCTTCAGGGATTGTACATCTACCGGGTGATGGAAGCGTTCGCCCCCATCCTTCCTGCTTTCCCAAAGAAAAATGCCCGTGTCGGCGACTATCTGTCCGAGCCTATTCCTTTGACGGAAAAAGATGCAAAGAACAAGGAAGACAGAGAAGCAAAAGCAGAAGCTGACAAGGGGATTACCACGATGACCGCTTGGATGGAAAAGATAAATGCCAAGCGTAAAGAAGGTGGTGAAACAAATGGCAATTGAAGGAACTGTAGACACCCTAAACATACAGGTACAGACCCAGGGTGTAGCGAAAGCGCAGAAGCAGTTAAACAGCCTTGTCGGAACGCTGAAGATGTTCAAAAGACTTGGCGGTACGATGACGGGAACCGGAGAAGCAACAAAGGAAGCCGGAGAAGATGCCAAAGATGCTTCACAAGATATAGCACAGGCCGGAGAAACCATAGAAGTAACAGGAGAAAAGGCCGGTAGGACTTCTGCCACCGTAAAGAAACTAGGTGCTTCTTTTCGCAGTGCCGGAAAAGATGGAGAGAAATCAACGGGACTGTTTGCACGGCTTGGTGCTTCCTTCAAAAAAACCACATCGCATATTGCATCGTTTGCATCTGCCCTTAAACGAATTGCGATGTATAGGTTTTTGAGAAGCGTTATCAGAGCAATCACATCAGCCATCGGTGAAGGTATTACGAACATCTACAATTACAGTAGGATCGTAGGCACATCTCTCGCTCCGGCAATGGACAAAGCGAAGTCGGCAACGCTTACTTTTAAAAACAGCATTGGAGCGGCGCTTGCTCCCGTGCTGGAAGCGTTGATCCCTGTTCTTGTGAGAGTGTGTAACTGGCTGACAACCTTTAACAACCTGTTGGCGGCGATCTTTGCCGGACTGTCAGGGAAGTCTTCCTACACGGCTGCTGTGGAAGCGACCGCTACTTGGGGAGACAATCTGTCAAGCGCAGCCGGGGCAGCCAAAGAACTGAAAAGACAACTGCTTGGATTTGACGAACTGAATGTCCTGAACGATCCTTCGTCCGGCGGCGGTGGCGGTGGAGCAAGCACTCCTGATTATGCCAGTATGTTTGAGGAGCGAAATCTGCCACAAGGAATGTTTGACTGGCTTCAGGATTTCAGACTGGTCTTCTCTGATGTAGTCCTTGACTGGAGCAACATCAATGGTGAGCAGCTGGCTGAAAAAATAATCAGCGGTATCTTCACAGTAGCCGGACTGATCGTTGGCGGTGTTCCAGGGGCGGTTGTTGGATTCTTGCTTTCCCTTCTTGTCAACAAAACTCTTTTTGATCAAGACGGAGAAATCAGCAGAAATGAATGGGCGAAAATAGTTGAAGGAATGTTTGGAGCCATAGGCGGTGCATTGATAGGGCTAACTGTTGGCGGTGTGCCAGGGCTTTTAGTTGGTGCGGTACTTGG